CTCCTCCGTGTTTGCCGGACGTTTCAAACCGGTCCCCAGGAATCAAATGAAGGCCTCTAGAAATCAAATGGGCGCACGATGGCGGGCGTGAAGGGGTCCAGCGGCGGGCGCCGCGTCGGGGCCGGCAGAAAGCCCCGTACGCGGCTGGAACGGGTGATCACCGGGACGCTGCCGGGTCCGGGCCGGGTCCTGGCCCATCCAGGGGTGGGTCCCGAGCCGGTTGTTGCCCCGATCGACCGGTTTGGGCCCCCCGACGACCTGGCAGACCCGGCGCGAGCCCTGTGGCTCGAGTTGGCCCCCCATGCCTTTACGGCGCGGACCTTGACCCCCGCGACCGCCCTGGCCTTTCGCGTGCTGTGCTGTAACGTCGCGCTCGAGCGGACGCTGGCCGAGGACGTCGACAAACGCGGCAGTGCGAGTCATCGCGGCCTGATCGCCCGCGTCGATGCCGAGTTGGCCGCCTTCAGTCTGCGGCCATTCGGCAAACCCATCCTTGCGGAAGGCGAGCCCGCACCGGCGGTCAATCCGCTCGATAAATTTCTCCACCGGCAGCGGGCCTGATGGATTCGGTCACCCAGTACGCGCGCGACGTCATCGCCGGGCGGCTCGTCGCCGGGCGGCTCGTGCGGCTGGCGTGCGCCCGGCACCTCCGCGATCTCGAGACGCCGGGGCTGGTGTGGAAACCCGACGAGGCGGCCCTGGCGCTCGAGTTCTTTGCGCAGATTCTCTGTTTGCCGGAAGAGACGGCCGCCGAAGAGACGATCGGCGAGGCGGTGCCGGTCGACGGCTCGCCGTTCCGCTTGCAACCGTGGCAGCAGTTCATCGTCGGGTCGCTGCTCGGCTGGTACACCGCCACCGGCTATCGGCGCTTTCGGGATGCGTTCATCGAAACCGCCAAGGGCAACGGCAAGACGCCGCTCGGCGCCGGCCTGATGTTGTATCTGCTCGTGGCCGACGGCGAACGCGGCGCCCAGGTCTATTTCGCCGCGGTCGGGAAAGACCAGGCCAAGCTGGCCTTTGCGGATGCGGAAAAGATGGTGCAGGCGTCACCGTATCTGCGCACCCTCGTCGATCAAAAAGTCAACAACCTGGCCGTGCTCGAGACCGGATCGTATCTGCGGCCGATCTCGTCGGAGAAGCGCGGCCTCGACGGCAAGCGCGTGCACGGGTGTCTCATCGACGAAGAACATGAACACCCGACGCCCGTGGTGGTCTCGAAGATGCGCCGAGGGACGAAGGGCCGACGCAACGCCTTGATCGTGCGGACGACCAACAGCGGGTACGACCGCACGTCGGTGTGTTGGCATGACCACGAGTATTCGCGCCAGGTGCTCGAGGGCACGATTCCCGACGTGCATTGGTTCGCGTACGTGTGCGGCCTCGACCCGTGTGCGGCGTGTCTCGACAAGGGCCGGCACTTTCCCGATCCCGAGTGCCTGACCTGCGACGACTGGCGCACGGAAGGCCCGCACTGGCTGAAACCCAGTCCCAACCTCGGCGTCTCGCTGTCGTGGTCGTACGTGCGCGAGCTCGTGCAGCAGGCCAAGGGCCGGGCGGATGCCGTCTCGGATCTGCTGCGGTTCAACTTCTGCGTGTGGACGAGTACGCATACGTCGGCGTGGAACATGGCGAAGTGGCACGAGAGCGGACGGCGGCCCGTGCCGGAGGCCGCGCTGATCGGTGCGCCCTGTTGGGGCGGCCTCGATCTCGGGCAGACGGATGACTTCGCGGCCTGGGTGCGCCTCTGGGAACTCGCCGACGGGTCCGTCGTCGTCAAGGCGCGGTTCTGGCTGCCGCGGGTCGCCCTCGATCGGTATCCGCATCGGCCCTATGCGGAATGGGAACGGGCCGGCCTGCTCGAGATCACCGACGGCGATACGACCGATCCCGATCGCATCGAGGACGCGATTCTCGAGGACGCGCGGCGCGATGGCGTGCGCGAGATCGGGTATGACAAACGGTTCGCGCACCAGTTGGCGCTGCATCTGCAGGGCGCGGGCCTCACGATGATCGACACGCCGCAAGGCTTTGCCTTGAACGAAGCGATCAAGAACGTGGCGAAATTGATCGCTGATGCGGCCATCCTGCACGGGCACCATTTGGTCCTCACGTGGATGATGGACAACGCCGTCCTGCGCCAGGGCCGCAACCAGGAAGTGCGGCTCGACAAAGAGGCGGCGAAGGACAAGATCGACGGGGCGGTCGCGCTCGTGATGGCCAACGCGCGTCGGATCGTGAAACCCGCGACGCCGGTGTATCAGATGGTGGTGCTCGGGTAACCGATGGACAAATCGCCCCCCGATCCCCCGACGAAACGCGGGCGCCCGCCCGTCACCGAACCCGGATCGGCCGTCTCGACCTGGCTGCGCCAGGGCGAACACGATCAACTGATTCGCCTGGCGCAGCAGCAGGACACGACCGTGTCGGCGCTGGTGCGGCAGTTGTTGAAGCTGCGCATGCCCTGAATTGTCCTATTAAACAAATTGCCCAGCGGGGATCGTGTCCCACACTCGGGTCATCCATATGTATCGCGGGGCCTGGGCGACGCTCGAGATCAAGGCGTTCGACGCCGAGCAGCGCATCATCGAAGGGATCGCGTCGACGCCGACCGCCGATCGCGGCGGCGACGTCCTGATCCCGGCCGGTGCGCAGTTCGTGCTGCCCATGCCGTTGCTCTGGCAGCACGATCAGAAACAACCGATCGGCGAAGTGTTCGAGGCGTCCGTCACGCCGCAGGGCATCGCCATCCGCGCCCGCATCGCGCGCCTCGACGAACCCGGCGCGCTGCGCGACCGGCTCGAATCGGCGTGGCAGTCGATCCAGTTGAAACTGGTGCGCGGGTTGTCGATTGGCTGGAAGCCGATCAAGGCGAAGATGCTGCCCTCGGGCGGCCTCCACGTCAGTGACTGGCTCTGGGCCGAGACGTCCGCGGTCACCATTCCGCAAAACGCGCAAGCCACGATTCTCGCCGTCAAATCCGCTGACCTGGCCGCGCCTGGCCGTCATCCGTCCCGCGTTAGGGACTTCCTCCCCATCGTGCGCGTCGACAAGGGCGCGCCTGCTATGGAATCCAAGACGATCCGCGAACAGATCACGAGTTTCGAGACCAAGCGCGCCGCGCAGCAAGCGCGGATGACCGCGATCATGACCAAGTCGGCCGAGGCGGGCGCGACGCTCGACCAGGCCGAAACCGACGAATACGACGGCCTGACGACCGAGGTCAAGTCGATCGATGCGCATCTCGGGCGCCTCCGCGACCTCGAAGCGACGATGGTCACGCAGGCCACCCCGATCACCGCCGCGAACCCCGATGACGCCAGCCTGCAGCGCAGCCGCATGCCCATCATCTCGGTCAAGAGCAACCTGGCGCCGGCGACCGCCTTTGTCCGCTACGTGCAGGCGCTCGCCGCGTCGCGCGGGTCGACGCTCCAGGCGGTCGAGTACGCGAAACGCTGGCACGATTCGACGCCCGAGGTCGAACTGGCGCTGAAAGCCGCGGTCGCGGCCGGCACGACCACCGACGCGACCTGGGCCGGCCCGCTCGCGCCCCTGACGCCGCTCACGTCCGATTTCCTGGCCCTGCTGCGCCCGGCCACGATTCTCGGCAAGGTCGACTCGTTCTTCAAGGTGCCGTTCAACGTCTCGGTCGCCAGTCAGACCGGGGGCGGCACGTATCAGTGGGTCGGCCAGGGCGCGCCCAAGCCGGTCGGCAAACTGCAGTTCGGCACGATCACGCTGTCGATCCTGAAGTGCGCCGGCATCATCGTGATCACCGAGGAGCTCGCGCGCACCTCGACGCCCTCGGCCGAGGAAGTCATCCGGCGCGACATGGTCGCCGGGATCGCGGCGTTCCTCGATACCGAATTCATCGACCCGACCAAGGCCGCCGTCGCGGGCGTCTCGCCGGGCTCGGTGACCAACGGCGTCACCCCGATCACCACCGCCGGGACGTCGCCGGCCAACGCGCGCACTGACATCCAGGCGCTCGCCAACGCCATGACGGCGGCCGGGATTTCCACGGCCGGCGCCGTGCTGATCCTCTCGGAGACCAACGCGCTCGCGTTGACCAACGCGCTCAACCCGCTCGGTCAGGCGCTGTTCCCCGGCATCGCGCAGGGCGGCGGGATGATCATGGGCTACAAGGCGGTCGCCTCCCAGGCGGCCGGCAACACCGTCGCCCTGGTGCAGCCGAACGCGATTCTCTACGCCGACGACGGCGGCGTGACCATCGACGTCTCGCGCGAGGCGTCGCTGCAGATGGACACGGTCCTCGACAACCCGCCGGTCGCGACGTCGCTGCTCACGTCGCTCTGGCAGATGAACCTCGTCGGCCTGCGCGCCGAGCGGTTCATCAACTGGAAGAAGGCGCGCGCGGGCGTCGTCCAGTACACGACCGCGACCTACACGGCCTGAGCCCATGCTGGTCGCGATGACGGTCCTGCGTGACGGGTACTGGGACGGCCAGTACCCGCGCGCGGGCGAGACGATCACGGTCGACGCCGACGTCGTCGCACAACTGGAGGGCGCCGGGTTCGCGATGCGCCAGACCCCGGCGTCGCCGGCCGCCGAGCCGGCCACGCGCCCTGCGAAAGGATCGAAACATGGCCGGTGAGTCCCTCGACGTCGTGGGGCGGACGTATCACACCGAGAACGGCGTCGAGCACCTCGAGGGCGAGACCTACGCCGTCACCGATCGCGAGTTGGCGGAAACGCTGCGCGGGATCGGGTTCGTCTCCATCGACGGCTGGACCGACGCCGCGCCAGGCGGCGGCACCGCGCCGGTGCTGACGAGCCTGACGCCGGCCAGCGTGGCGCTCGGCGCGCCGTCCTTCACGCTGCACGTGCACGGCACGGGGTTCGCGCCCGGCGCCGTGATCGTGTTCGCGGGCAAGGACGAACCGACGACGGTCGTGTCGGACACTGAGGTGACCACCGGCGTCGATATGAGCGTCTGGGTGGGGCCCGACCCGGCCGTGCCCGTCGTGGTGCGGGGCGCCGATGGTGCGGTGAGTAACGGCCTCGCGTTCGCCTTCACCGCGGCCCGGCGAGGCTGATGGCGAGCCTCCGGCTGCAGGTGTTCGGCCGCGGCCTCGAGCTCTCGGCGAAACAACTGACCGCGCCCTACAGTCCCGGCACCGCGCAGGGCGGCTGGTGGCCGCTGGTCGTGCGCGAACCCTATGCCGGCGCGTGGCAGGTCAACGTCGAAGGCCGCCGCGACGTCATCCTGCAGTACGCGCCGGTGTTCGCGTGCGTCACCCTCATCGCCCAGGACATCGGCAAGTTGACCCTGCGGCTCGTCGAGGAAAACGACGACGAGATGTGGGAGGAAACGTCCTCGCCCGCGTTCTCGCCGGTGCTGCGTAAGCCCAACCGCTACCAGACCACCACGAAATTCGTCGAGCAGTGGATCACGTCGAAATTGATGTGGGGCAACGCCTACATCCTGAAAGAGCGCGATCAACGCGGCGTCGTCGTCGCGCTCTACGTGCTCGACCCGCTGCGCGTGACGCCGCTGATCGCGCCCGATGGCGGCGTCTACTACCAGCTGCGCCACGACAACCTTTCTGGCACGCTGATCGACGTGCAGGGCGACCAGATCACCGTGCCGGCCAGCGAAATTATTCACGACCGGATGGTCTGCCTGTTTCATCCGCTGGTCGGGATGTCGCCGATCTATGCGTGCGCCGCGGCGGGCCTGCAGGGGCTCGCGATCCAGAACACGTCCTCGACGTTTTTCGCCAACGGCAGCCGGCCGAGCGGCTTGATCACGGCGCCGGCCGGCATGACGCCCGAGCAACTCCAACAGGCCAAGACCGATTGGGAGACGTTCAACGGGCCCGGCAACGCCGGCCGCGTGGCGGTCATCACCGCCGACATCAAGTACACGCAACTCTCGATGAACGCGGCCGACGCGCAACTGATCCAACAACTCGGCTGGACCGCCGAGACCATCTGCAGCTGTTACCACGTGCCGCCGTTCCTGATCGGCGTCGGCGAGATTCCCCGCGGCGTGCAGCTCGAGTCGCTGTGGCAGATGTATCACTCGCTCTGCATCCAGTCGCTTCTGACCAACTTCGAGACCACGCTGGACGAGGGGCTCGGCCTGGCCATGCCGATCAACGGCACGCAGTACGGCACGGAGTTCGACATCGACGATCTGATCTGGATGGACACGGGCACCAAGACCAAGGCCGCCGCGGACGCGATCGGCGCCGGCGCGATGTCGCCCGACGAGGCGCGCGAGCGGTACTTCGGCCTCGGGCCGGTCGACGGCGGCGACACGCCGTACATGCAGCAGCAGATGTTCTCGCTCAAGGCGCTGGCGCAGCGCGACGCGCAAGACCCGTTCGCGAAACCCCAACCGGCCCCGGCGGCGGCGCCGGCCGACACGGCCAACCAACTGCCGCCCGGCCAGGTCGCCGCGGCCGTGCGCCATCTGCTCACCAAAGCCCTGGACGAGGCCGCATGACCCCCGACGAACTCACCGCCCTGGTCGAAGGCATCGCCCCGGTCGTGCGCGACTTCGTCAAGGCCGCGCTGACCGACGTCGCCGCGCGCGTGCAG